AACGTGGCTATCTAGCATAAGATTATCATTATCTAATGTTTCACTGTGGTATTCCTACATTAGAACGAAGCACTCTTACATAGGATTATGCTGATCGTATGTTTCACTGGGATACTCGTATGTTTCATACACACACTCTATGGTAGGACTATGCCAATCTATATTATCATTCACACTCTCCTCCACTTTCCCCTTTATGCCAATCTATATTATCATTCACACTCTCCTCCACTTTCCCCTTTATGCCAGTCTTACGCAGGAGATTGCTTTTCTAACGCAACACCCAGCCTTTCCTACCTATCATTGCGCTTTGACAACACCACTTACCACCAACATATGACACATACACGCATACATACACTGCATTACCATTATACTGGGGCTGCAGGAAGCGCACTACATGGATAAGGTAGTTTGCTACCTTTATTCCTTGCTCTTGTGTTCTTGAACCCCACTACTTCTGACTACATATAGTCGATTAGCAATGAGGTTCAAGAGTTCCTGTACATATACTCTACTGGTGACGCATTTGCTAGAACATTGGCTCTATCTCCCTCCTATGATTGCCTGATACTACACAACATACGATTAGGTGAAACACTGACTATTTACAGTCAGGTGATACACTATACAAAACCGCAAACGAAATCGCTAAGGATCCAGTAGATCACCACTAATCCCCAAAGAAGACATTCAATCTTTTCGTTCATCATCTGGCTCCTGACTAGCACCACATCCTATACAAGTCAGATGGTTTGCCGGAGATGACCTGCCGCAATAAGGGCAATAATGATAATAGTCATCAACGCGTCTGTCTGTAGGATATGCGCGTTTGACAGCTTTACTCCACTCTATCCCTATGCCATTCTCCCTAACACGCCAGTGCTTTGGGTTTGGGGGCGCATAGAAGTCATCATAAGAAGGATAATTCTTCCCTGGGACAGCAGGGTGTTTGTGAGCGATTATCCGTGCAATGTCTACAGATATCAGGAGCCAGCCACAAATTACCATTATTGCCCATAACATCAGTTCAATCGCTGGCATCATCATCTGTCTCCTGACTATCTAACGGATTATCATTCACCATCGCACTAATCTCGCCGTTGCGTATTTCTACATACGCAGAGCTATCTGCTGTTAGTGCCTTATCTACACACTCTCGTAAATCCTTTCCCCATTCAGAGAGGCAATACTCCATATCAGACACTGGAACTTCATTCAGTCCAGGAAACACAGGATTATCATTCAACGACACAATACTGCGTAGTTCATCAACATCAGCATCAGATAGGTCAATAGCCAGATTATCTATCATTGCAATGCCTTCTTCAGTGGCTGCTACTATCATGGTTTCTGGCATTTTATCATTCAAAATGATCTCATGTTCTTCTATCCCTTTTGCAGTGACAGTATGGTATGGGACATTGTGAGATTCAGTGTATTGTTCGAGTCGCCTTGCTAGGACATCCTCTCTACTACACATCTCACACACACTGGTTGTGCCTATATGCCCACATCTTTCGCATTTGTAGCCTGCTGTTTTGAGTCTATCTGAAGCATCCGTTCCGGTATCTGTTATGAAGGGCAAGTATGTCCCGCTCTCGGGTTCAGCATCTGGCAGTGTTGCACTCCTTATCCCTGTTCTATTGACTCTCAATGCTTCGCTGACTTCCTTCGCGTGCGCTAATATGGCTTCTGTTTCCTCTTCTTCTATTTTCGTGCTTGTTTTTGGGTAAAGACCAGCTCTTATTGCGTTAGCTCTCAATGCTTCGCTGACTTCCCTCGCGTGTGCGTAAATCTTCTCCATTGTAGCATTATGCTCTACCATCTTCCTACAACGTTCACGGATCATCCAACACTCATTAGCAATGTCTGCTGTCTTCTCTTCTATGTCATCAAGTGGCAGTGCGTAGTCAGGTTCATCTGCGTGACTCAATGTACCATGTGGGTAGTTGGCAGTCCTTACGTGAAATGCTAACTCTCCTAGATCCTTTAGCAAATGTACCAACAAGTCAGAGAGAGGCATATCACACCATCCTTCACCATGAGAGTGGGCGTGCTCGTTCATCTGCTTTTGCATATCACACGACAACCTGGCTATCTCTATCCTGACAAATACCTCTTCGTCGTCGTCGATGGCGTCGGAAACTGCCAAGCCAGGATTATCATTACACCCGTACAACTGGTTGAATGCTTCATCCCCTTCGCCGGGATTATCATTATCTTCTTCCGCAGGATCTACCCTATCCCCAACAAAGCCACCATACAACTGGTCAAATGCTTTTTTCATTGCACTACTACGCTCACTCATCTTACAATCCTTTGACAACCAGTAAAGCTGCCCGCGCACATGCTAGTTCCTGTGTATCATCAACAATGTGAGACAAGATTACCATTTTGTCATGTTCATCGTGTACGGCAAAGCCAGCAGACCACTGTGCCATAGGATCTTTTGCGCCATACAAACTACATATGTAACCAAGCTCACTCATCTTTGCCATCATTGCGGCATAGCACCCCACGTCTCTGGTTGGTTGCCATATCTTGAAGCCAGCGCTGTTGTTTTCCTTGCCATACCCTGTTGATACTGTGAACCCATCTCTTTTCACCACCCACAAACCCTTGAACGAAGTCCATCCCATAATATCACGAGCCACATCAGCATCAATCCCGCATAGCACAGCACCGCGTACTGTTTGAGTGATGGTAGTGTCGCTCTCTTTGTTGACAAGCTGGGCCTTCCCATACTCCTTGTATTTCGCAAAAGCCAATAACGCGGCACGGGAAGCAGCAAGCTCCTTTGTCTCGTCTGTAATGACAGAAGCTGTGATGGCGTCATTGATGTTATAGAATGACATCATCCAGTCATCACTCACACACCAACTGCGCAAAGCGCACCAGAAGCCATACTCACGCATCTTGTTTATCATTTCAAAGGAATGGCCGGAGTCTCTTGTAGGACGCCATTTGGGGGGAGAACTTGACACACCCATGGCAATGGTGTCGGCTGCTTTTATGGCCTTGTATCCTGTTGCCTTGCCATCTTCATCAACCCAAACCCACCCGACAACGCAGTACCACCCCATAATCTCGGTTGCGACTTTGGTGTCAATGACGTCAGGATCCCGTTCTATAGATGTGATAGGCAGACCCTCTGCCACGCATTCATGTGACATTCTGATCCCCTTTCCTTTTATCCGACTCATCGCCTATCCCTTTTGGCATCTAATCTAATGCGAGTAGCATTCGCTTGCCACTCCCTATGCCATACTTGCAACACAGACCGGATATCTCTGAGAATGGCAATGACTACGATCGCAATGTATGCTTTGGCAGTGAATGCCATATCTTGGGTGTTGTACATTTGTGTACCATGGAGAGATAACAAGAAATTATCCAACTCTTCGTCATTAGGAGTGATATCACGCAGACTCATCTTACATCCTTTTAGCAATATACACTACTATACAAAACCGCATACGAAATAGTCATTCATCAAACACCACAACACCTGTGCCACCGTGTCCGTGGATTTGTATCAAATCATCAACAGAGTCGTACACAGCGATAGACGCGATATCTGTCAACCAATGCATGACACACACACCACTTGAGAATTCTACTCCCTCAGCTACCACTTCTTTATCCTCTGTATACTTGGCATTACCATTATCACCAGCAGTGTCTCTGAATCGTAGAAAATGGAATGTTTTCATCGTCATAGGGATACTCCCATCATATGGTTATTCGTTTAACTCTACTGCCATGTCAACCCACTCAGAGCACCCCATCTCAAAACTACTCCAACCCCACCCACCAGTAGTGAACGCGACGCATCCACTATCGGGATCATATGATCTCACTCTTTTGTTCATTTCTATGATATCAGGAAGGAAGCGACTCCAATCACCTCCATAACACTTGTCTGATCTCCATCCATCGTTCGGTAGCAGGACATAACCACCAGATGGCATATCCGCTACACCATGTCTGTCTCTAGGCAATACCAATGACTCATACGTATTCTTCTCATCGTATCTAGGAATGAAAATCTTGTCTGGTTTGACATCTCTGTTGTGTAGGACTGGTATTCCTAATGAGAGCACATCAGCTCCAGCACGATGTGCCTTCAACCGCGCATCCATAAACGTAGCATTGTCTGGTATGAACTCACCACCAACCGCACCAGCTTCTCCGAGCAACCACCTTAACCCGTATACACCGTTGTCCCTGAAAACCTTATCCATAGCTTGCCAACGTCCTGCAAGCCATTCCCAGTGGTTCACTAGACCAGATTCTCTTGAGTTGGCAAACCAATACGCATGGTATCCAAAAGCAAAGCCATATTTTACGCATAACCTAGCCATAGCAATCAATTTCTTGAATTCTGACTCATGTATGTTGCCTACAGCAGCATTATACACTACAACGGAAATTGGTAGATCCAATGAGTGAATCAGCTCACAAAATGCTGTATCAATAGCAATCCAACGATCCACCTTTGGATCGAATGACGCATACACCTCATTCATTGACTCAACCCAAATTCGCTTGCCTGGCATCTCTACCTTCAGCCTTTCAGCAATCCTTATGATGGTATCACTGAACTTATCCCACCAAACCTGGGCTCCTGCTTCCGGTGTCGGCGCATTGAATACATCATCGTAGCCACGTACCCAATGCCTGCATACTACCTCCGCTCCTGGATCTTGCGCCCAAATGTCCCAACACATCTCAAAACCACCGACCAACTTATGGTACGTGGCTTTGCCATCATGCATGTACTCAAACACACCCTGTACGAGTGATTGAATATGAGTCCCCCAACGATTAGATCTGCCAGGCTCGGGCACAGGAGGACTCGTATCGTACTTCCTTATCATACGACAGCTGTCCCATCCGTCGGGGTATTGGTTACTGAGCCAATCCACTACATTACGCCATGGATCCAGGATGATGAAGTCATCCTTGTCATCATCATACTCAACCAGAAGGACAAAGTGTTTTGGCTCCCCACCGTATACATCAGCAAACACCAAACCACCTGAAGCCAAATGTCGTATGACAGTTGCCCTATCCACCATGGTGCCTATAACTTCCATACCCAAGGCTGGCAGCGCACTGTGCTTCATTTGGCAATCGTACGTGAATCCTTCAGGACCAACAAGATCGTTTACAGACACAGGAGTGGCATTTTCATCCTCTTCGAATATGCGCATAGTGCTAGCAACAAGACAATCCCAGCACCCATCATTCCCAATGGTACTCCCGGCGCACCCTATCCCTGCTCTTTGGATGTCCCTCCACTCAGGATTTTGCTGCCACAACAGGTACTCACGCCATTTGGCTAACTCATCTTGCTCTTCTGTGTATCTGTACTCAACAGTGGCTATCGGTGCAACTTCTTTGAACCACTCCTTCCACATGTCTTTATCATTATATGGCACGTTCCAAAGCACCAAATTCGTGCTGAGTGTTAGATCAGATCTGTAGTTTGCGATATCATGAGCGCTGTATGCGATTGTCCTTCTCTCAGGATATCCCAATGCGAATATCTTGTTGGCAGTCTCAACATTTTCATTTTGCTGTACCATCCATACTTCCCTATCATACGGAGCAAACGGCAGTGGCACACCATCACTTCGCAACAATGTGGCATTCTGCCAATATGTATCATTGTGGGTGAACCGCCACAGTGCAATAGTGCGAAGGAACAAAGTGACAATCCCATCGTCCGATTTACATGTCGTCTCTACTGTTGGCACAGCTTCAAACTTGTTGTATATGTGAGCTCCTTGCCCCCACACCACTGCGCTGGCTAATGGATCCGCACCACCGAAAGGATCAATGCCAACCTTGAACGTAATGTTTCTCCAATCATCCAACGTCCCATATGGAGGACTTTCATTGTCTAACAGATAACCAGCTGCATAGCCAGGGCCTTCTGAATACAACCCATCATGTGGCTCAGGGCCATCTTTATCATTAGACCAAGCATGTGCTTCTGCGAAAGCAGTGACTTTGTCACCCTTCAACAAACCACCCACCGTCTGGTAGAATCCGCTATCAAACACACCAGAGTATTTGAATATGGACATCGAAGTCTCATACCCAGGAATCACACGCTCAGGATACTCATGTATCTTCATGATCTTGACCTCTGGTTGAGTGTATCCTTGCTTGTTCCCAGGATCATATGCAAACACATCAGCATTCCAACCGTGCCTGTGCCACGCATGCCACGCATAGAAGTTCAAGATGTTGTCAAATACACCCATGTACGGATTACCATTCAGCGGAAACACAGTGGCAGAATGTGAACTCTTTACAACTTGAAACGCATCATTCGATAACAGATTCTGTTCTTCAGACATGGTAGCATCTCCTTTCAGATTATCATTCAGTAGAGCATCGAAGGATCGTGTGGGTATTCATCAGATTCTTCTGGATCGTGTTCATCGTAGTCACTAGTATCAAGTGGATTGTACTCGTGTTCGTAGTTTGAGTGCTCTTCGTACTCACCACCCCAATCGGTAACATATGCATGCTGTATGCCAGGTGTGTTACCAACTATCACTACCTCTGCTTCATTGAGACACCCCAAACCAGTACGTGCTGTTGACACAATATTCTTGGCTGGTACATACATCATCAACACCACATCATCATAGTCTCCTTCCATAAACTCCAAAGCAGTGTCTCGTGATGCACTCCAACTTTCTATAGCATTGCCATGATACTCATAATCACGTCCAACAGAGTCGCTTGCAGATCCGACTTGTGCTTTACTCCAATCATCACCATATTTGCTTGTCGGAGTTTCTACACCTGCTGCCTCAAATACATCTTTTCCATCAGCAGTGCGTAGTGCATCTATAGTAGTGCCACGATACAATTCTATGTAATCATCAGGTCCAATGCCAACTTCACGTAATTGAGCCTGAGTATTTTCATACATGGCCTTGATAAAACTTTCCCGTATTTCGGCACGATCATCGATGACTTGCAAAAAGGATGTTCCAGCGACGGTTGACTGATTGTGTTCTCTAATCCTATCTAGATTTTGTTGTTGCCAATCACTCAACTCAATTCCCAAAACCTTGGCAGCAGACTCTTGCAAACACAATGCTGAATAGTCACCATCATTGGCTGTGTAAGACCACTGTTTTATCATTTGGTTGACTTTGTCATACTGAGATGCATCTTCAGGATCCAACCCCATGTCAACACACAACTTTCTGACGATGTTGTCTTTGATCTCCCCTGCAGCACCACTTGAGACTACCACACCAGGATCCAACTCAACAGACCGCCATCCAATACCTGCTGCTTCGATTGGTTTGTATAGCAAATTATTGATGGGCATCTCAATATCTGCCCCTGATATGTCTGACTCACCGACACCGAAGATGATAAGGTCGCTCCAAAATGAGAATTGGTGATCCACTAACAACCCACCACCTTTACCAGAACCACCAACCAAGCCAGGACGTCCAGCATGACCAAAATTACCAGAGCCAGCACCGCCCTTGACTCTGACTTTGATGGTAAGATTATCATTCAAGGACTTATGTGCCATAATATCAGTTTTGTATGAGTACACTGTTACTCTGTGACCTTCAGCTGAGCCAGCAATTACAACCTCTCCCTCATTGATACAACCAAAACCTGTGCGAGAAGTGCCAATGATATCCCTTGCTGGTACATACATTCTCAATGTTACTGCATCAAGTGCATGTGCAAATTGCTTTGCTCCAGAAGATCCTGCAGACCAACTTTCCATAGCACTTCCAGAGTAGTCGTATGACTGCCCTACGGACTTGTAGCCAATACTGGATGTACCATAGAAATAGCCACTGCTATCTGGTATCAAACCTGCCCCTGCCTCATCTCTCAGCGCTGACATGGACGTCCCTCTGAAAAGCATCACCACGTCATCTGGACCAATGCCAGCATCACGTAATTGGGTTTGAGTATTGTCATACATAGCACGCAGGAAGTTGCGTGTATGTGTCTCATCACAGCCTGGTAATGGCTTGCTCGCCAGACCAATGGAGTAATGTTCTGCTATGTAATCTATTTTCTCTTGTTGCCAAGCACTCAATGGGATACCAAATTCTTTTGTAGCAGCTTGTTGTATGGCAAGTGATCGCATATTTGTATCATTGGCAGTCTGTTGCCATTGTTTTATCAATGCATTTACTGTCTCATACTGATCTTTGTCATCAGGATCCAGACCCATCCTTTTACACAAATCCCTTACAATACCGTCTTTGATATAACCACGCATATTGTAGTCGTATCCCACACTCTTCCAACTGATCTTGTCTTTGGCAACTTTGTCAACTATGTCATACTCACCTGTATCAAGATTATATACTTTTAGACGCTTCATAACTGTCTTGTTGAGCAATGCAGTTATGCGCCTGTATCTGGCATCTTTTGGTTTGTTCTCAGTACCAGAAGTGAACTCATAACCTTCACCAGCCAAACCACCCAACTCACCTTTACCAGAACCACCTACCAAACCAGGCCTTCCACGATGTCCGTAGTTGCCAGATTTAGCACTACCTTTCTTCTTGAATATGATAGTAGGATTATCATTCAAGGATTTGACATATGCACTCAACTGCCCAGGTTCGTCTAACATATCCCAGTACCCACGTGCTAGTATTGAGTCAATGAGATGCACTGGACCTTCAAACGAGCCATCGTCTTTGATCACCTGTCCATCATTATCATTAACTGCAACTAACAGGTAATCTCCTCTTGTTGCTATCACTTTCTGTTTAGAATTCATTCTGATTTCCTAACTACTTCATATGGAATGTTTGCGTCACTCAACTTGTCTGCAGATCTGGCAGATGGCTGCTCCCAAAACACCACTTTATCAATATCAGACACATTGACACCACCATGTATTTGTGCCTCCCAATAGCTGTAATCACGATATCCGACAACCGCTCCTCTTTCTTCTGATGTATGTCCAAAATCTGGTGTCGTAGTAGCACCCAACTTGCCCCCAGGATCTGTATCGTACAACACATCTTGCATGATTGTTACACCTCGCAAGGAATATGTTGAAGGATTGTTGACAGGGGATGGCACACTTCGTGTTATAATCAAATTCATATCCAAACTATCACTTTCCAACCACGTAGTACGTTCTCTTATACCATCCTTCAAAACTATGGCAACATCACCATACTGTTCCAATGAACCATTATCCAATGACATTTGTCCGTCGGATGTGTTTGTCAAATACCCATATATCGGTCTGGCAGCAGGTTCTATGTCAACAGGGACACCCATCGATTTTTCTTCATGGCGTATCCTCAAATCAGGATTATATATGCCTTCGGAAGTCCCGGTCTCAAATTGTGATTTTATCCTGCCTTCATCCAATATCTTGCTGAGTATTCTGTGTGGCACTCTGATACATACGTGGCAATCTGCTAGAATGCCATCTAAATTAGCATCCACTGCTGCTATATACTCCCCTGATGACATATCATACTCACCAACAGTGCCCTCAACCATCTGGTCGAAGAAACTTCCTGGCTCTGTCAATTCTTGCCATGCAACTGTATCCTCAGCAATGACTCGCACCAGATAATCTGCTTCTGGACTTATTGTGGTTGTTGCACCACCTTTACCAGAACCACCTACCAAACCAGGTCTTCCTGCATGACCATAATTCCCAGATTTAGCACTGCCTTTCTTCTTGACTCTGATTTTCATTATCATTATTTGTCTCTTTGGGACTATCTATGAACACAACAGCATAGCAGGTGCCACCAGTGAATTCTTTTGCCCTGCGCAACACATCCCCATCCATGTCATAGACTTCAATTCGCCTTATCCAATCGCGCGGGATATCCCCTTCTATGCGATAATCATTTTCCTGGCCGAACATATTGCAATCAACCTTGTCGAACTTTACATCAGCATGGGAAGATTGTGGTATCACAAATTCCACAATTGCATATGTCTCAAAATCACTGGGACTTCCTTCTCCGTATTCTTGTGCTGTCCCATAATCAATGGCAAAATACACAGATGGAGGTCTGTCTTCACCATCGAATGCTCTCAAACCTTCTTTACTGATGATGTCAGCAATCTTTGCTGATGTGCCATGATATATAAGCATACCACCACTGCCAGAACTTACGGCTGACCACCTTTCGTCTATCTTCTTTGCCTGGTCCACACGCACTGGTTGAATAGTTGGTTTGGATTTATCTTCAAACACAACCACCATATATCCAGTTCTGGTTCCTTCTTTCGATTTGATGAATGGCCCAATATCATCACCCCAATCACTAGATATATATACACCAGTTATCCACTCAGGTGGTATGTTTCTGCTTATAATGTATGAGTGTTGTGCACCATACACCTTGCTGTCATAGTCATCATATACCACCTTATCATACTCAGATTTTGGTATACTGAATTCTATAACAGCTGAATGTTCAAATCCTCCAGCATATGTAAATCCAGACTCTTTAGTTGATGTAAAATACACACCTTCGTCAACATCTTTGCTATTTATGGCATCGTTGGCTAAGATTCCCTGTTCTTTGATTGATGCAAGAAATTCCTTTGGTGTCGAGTGATACAGTCTGACAGGTCGTCCATTACGCACGACATCAGCAAATCTGTTGTCTATATCAGACTTCTGTGGTGCGGTTGTTTTGGCATCTGACTGTTCTGCTATTTTGCGTGCTATTTTTTTTCTCGGGATCCAATTAACATCACCATCATCATATTTCACGAAAATACTGCCAATATCATTTTCACGAGTGATCGTACCTGTTCGCCCATCCAGAACGAAAGTGTCTCCAACATTCAACCCACCTTTCTTTGTGGCAGGTTTCTTTGTGGCAGGTTGCTTTGCAGTGCTGGGTGTGGTGGGACCACCTTCACCAGAACCACCAACTTTACCAGGACGTCCACGATGGCCTATGTTACCAGATCCTTCACCACCTTTGGCTGCCAATTCAATTTTGCCGCCGACTTTGATTTTGATATTTTTGACTTTGGCACTGATTTTCATTACATCACCTCACATGTTCAACCGTAGGCATTTGTATACTGCCATGCTGGCTGCCACAATCAAGTCAATTGGCTTGTCTGTCACTTTCTTGATGATTCGCATATGCTTGCCATCATCTTTCCTGGCTGCATGCATAGCGTGGTCTCTATCATCTTCATCACCATCGTGGGAGAATTGCCTATGTATCACCATATCATACAACTGCTTATCGGCTCGTGCCCTTAATCCCATCTGAGGGAATTCTTCTGTGGGAATTCCATCGTTTCTGAGATCAGTACACATCTTATGTAATTGGTATGGATCGTACACCACCCTGAATACGTTGTAATCTTCGGCAAACATCCTGACCATTGGTTCAACCGTTTTGCTGAAGTCTAGCTTTTGCCCTTTTGCTGGCTTCCATGCTTTGCTGAATCGCTTAACCACACGAGGATGGACCTCATCCCATGTATCATCTGGATGCCGTGATACAACATACATAGCGAAACAGTCGCCTGTGTATGCAGCATCGAGAGCGATTATCAAAGGGATCATACTTCCTTTTGGAGGCAAGAACGCCACCGACTTATCAACACAACGATCCCAATACAATATGTCATCAAACAAAGATGATGTACTGGTAACCCATTGATTGCGATGGATGCGTGCGAACTCATTAGGTGTTAGCAATCCCCTCTCTGCACGATAGTATGACTCCTCTTGCCACGGCATCCTTGGCTCTTCGCTCCAATATGACAATTGTTTGGTGTCTTTATTGTAGTAGACAGGAAGATTAGGGAATTTCGGATGCCTTGTCCCATTATTGACACCTTGATTGTACAGAGTCCACAACGTGTTTGATTCGTCTCTGTATCCAGCATATGACTCAACCCATCGCATAGCATAGCCATACAATGTAGGTGGGATTGTCATTTCAGTCCAAATACGCTCTTTGTGCTTCTGCGCATATCCCCACATCTCCGACCAGATTGTCAATAATGGCTCAGCACCAGCCTCACCAGCAGCATCACACGGCAGTGCCTCAATTCTGGTACCATTAGGAAATTTGATTAGAGGAGGGGAGTATGTGGCCTTTTGCCCCAAAAACATGCCACCTAGTTTGTTATGCAATGATATGCATCTAGACATTGCATTGAATATTCTATCCTGTGACTGCTTACCATCGTTTGCTAGACAATAGATATTCCCTGCCTTGTTGGTCATTGCCATATACATACCAACAGCAGCAGCAAGTGCTGTCTTACCAGACTTTTTTGGCTCACTCCAAAGTATGGTAGTGTAGTTGAGCTTGCCATCAGAATCTCTGCTTAATGCTTCATCCACGATTCGCTTTTGATACTCAGCCAGTCTGATTGGCCCAGGTTTGAGCATCGCAGCCGTTTGCATATTGCGTGGTCTATCTACATAGAAATTTGTAGATATCCAATCGGATGGATCATTGTATTCCTGCGTTGTCATAACTGCCAATTCTTTGTCAACTAATCTATCGGCCCAATCATCGAGTATGCGTGATGCTACAGAACCAATCGGTTTGGCACCTTCTAACAACGCATCAGTTGGACTTGCAATACTTCTATTGAGTGTCATTATCATTCTCTGCTAGTACAATTGTACCTTTACCTAAATCCTATCGAGATCTAGAACTTGATCGAAGACCTGCCACTGCGTACATATTTATCACCTTCAGCAATAGCATCATCAAGTGAGTCATATTGTCTAAAACCGACTTGGATCCATGTCCACTTATCTTGCCAACCACGTCTCAACTTATCAATCTTCAAAATATATGCACCTCTATCACGCGTGCTCACTGCAGCAGCAACATGCGCTTGACGTCCTTTATTGTCGTGTTGCCTGTGCCACCCAGTGGCCACCTTCTTTCCTTTTATCGGTTCCTCCACCTTTTTCCATCCCTTTGGTGGTTGATTCCAAACAGCACTGCTCTCGGGGTCAGATCCACCAACCTCACCAGGACCACCCTCACCAGATCCCCCAACCAAACCAGGACGTCCTCGGTGACCGAAGTTGCCAGAACCTGTGCCACCCTTCCTCTTGGCTTTTAATCTACCTATGCCTTTGAATTTCATTTCAACTACCTCCATCATGGTGATCCAATGCCGGATCAATCCACTTTGCCACCGCCTGTATCTTCTCTGCACCTGGTGTCAGGTGTTCTTTACCAACAAAACAGAAGTCTACCAATCTCCCTAACTCCAACTGTGGGTGAATCAAAAGTTCGCTGTATGGTACACACAGTGTCGTACCATTGAACTCTTTCAGTCTCCGTTGAACAGCCTCGAGGTGTAGATCAATAATCTTGGCTGCCTTGTCCTTTGTCAGTCGATATTGTGGCGAATAGCCAATCTTGCTGTGCCTCATCAGGCTGGCTATGGACTGCTCACGCTGTCGATGCATGACCACAATCCGGCAGTCGTCCAAGTATGGCCAAATCCAATGAGCGACCAACGCCATTCGGGGACTCTTGATTCCCCATATCTCCCGAGTTAGCATTTGCTGTGTCAACCCCCAATACTGACTGGATGCTTCTATCGGTATCTCATCTGGCTGGAATGCGTCATGATAATATCGCCCACCTGTAATGCGCTTCGTAATAGCTGACCAGCGCAGGTCTTCATGGTACCCAGTCTGGTTGTTCTTATCAGCTGGCTGAAAATGTCCAGCTCCCATATCAACACCGAGCCTGTGTAATACCCCAGACACACACGATGAACCAGATCGCAATGTGCTCAATACCATAATGCACCGACTAGACATTATCATTTCTTCCATTTCTTCTCATAGTATGCCATATCGTGCGACCACCATTTCCCAATCTTCGGGGGGCAATCGTGGTGCGCATACACATCCTGTACCCAGATTTCTTTCCAACCCAACACCCGTGCTCGTCTCGAAAAGTCAGTCTCATCGCAATAGTGAATCAGGTTGGTATCGAACAACCCCACCTGCCTACACACCTCGGTCTTGACAACCTGACAGAAATTCGCCAACGGATGGTCCACAACCGTGATGCCTTTCTCCATTCCCTCCCACCCTTGTGACTGTGGCAATGACCTACACGGCCCAGTCGCAGCCGCCAGTCCATAGAGTGGATCCATTTCTAGCACCTCCACCATTCTGGCAAGCCAACCTTCCTGTGTAATGTGTGCGTCATCGTTCAGATGTACGATGTAGTCTGGATTTTGTGCTAATGCCGCCACCATTCCAGCATTCGTCGGAATCACTCCCCCTCGCTTGACTTCCTCAGCGACAAGGATTATGCCACAAGGAAAGCCAGCAGATTGTTGTGCCTTTGCACAGGTGGCTGCCGCACTTACAATATCCAAAGTTGGTGTAATGATAATCGCTCGTTTCATTGTCCGTAAAATCTCCTTACTGCATCAATCACGCGATCTACCTTATTGACACACATGTTTTGATGAATTGGCAAACACAACGTCCTCTTTGCAACTCGATCTGCATTTGGCAAGACGGCATGAGATTTGTAGTATGTAACGTGATGCAATGGGAAATATCGAAACGTCGTGTAAATGCCACACTTACTGAGGTACATTGCCAACTCGGTTCGCTCATCAGTTTGTACCCAATACATATAATAGCTGCTGGTACAATTTGACAGTGGTTCAGGCGGCAATACCAAATCACCAACATTTGCCAACTCAGTTTGGTATATGTCCCACACTTGACGTCTGGTGTTTATGAATCCTGGCAATCTCTCAAGTTGGATTCGTCCAATTGCAGCGTGTACGTCATTATTGATGAATCTACCGGACGTCGTGTCTAGATCAAATTCCCACCATCTCTTGCTGCCTGATGCCAGTGCCTCAATGCCACTCCGCTGTTTCGACTTCATCCCGAAATAGCGGAGAGATTTAGCTCTCTCAACAGCATCAGAATTGAATAACCACAGTGCACCGCCATCAATCATCACCAATTCTTTCATCGAATCGAACGACCAAACACCAGCATCACCCCATGTGCCACATGAAGCGCCATAATATGTTGATGCTACAGCGTTTGCTGCATCCTCAAGTATCAATGTATCAGCATATCTGGTAGCAGACTTGATATCACCCAATCTAGCTGGATGCCCACCATAGTGATTCAGAAGCACGGCAGCTGTGCGTCCCGAACTTAGTCTCTCCACTTCTGACGGCAACAAATTCAATGTGTGCTCATCAACGTCCGCAAACACTGGTATGGCACCTACATCTATCACAGCACTGGCACATGCCACAAAGTGGATAGTTGGGATTATCACTTCATCACCTTCACCAATACCAAGTGCTCGAAGCATGATGTAGAGTGCACTGGTGCCACAATTAGTGAGTAGGACATTATCACTCACACCAAGGTGTTTTGCAAATTCAGCTTCAAATGCATCAGACTCTTTGCCTTTGCCAAGCCATCTCGAAGAGAATGCCTTTTCAACTGCTTGCAATTCCTCGTACCCTAATGTATTGCTGAATACCTGGATATCAGGTTCCTTGTCATTCATGGCCTATCCTTTTTGCAATTCGTGCCCTTCTTCTATCAGTGCCCCACACAATGCTGCTGCACTGAATGCTCCCCACCATAGATGCATATCCATATGGCAACTATGAACATTGCGTAATGCATCAGGCCAAATGTGTTGACCATACCACGCTTGTGAATAGTTACTTCGCATGCGCTCTACCTGTTGTTGACTGGCTGATGGAATTTTCAGTGTCGCGTATGGGATGCCTGCTAATCTCTCATCAAGCAACACACTAATGTCACGTCGCCAATTTGCTCGTGCTATGTCTTCCGGACCACACCAATTGACTCTCACACTCGACTCCAACGCCAACCTGATTACATCATATGACATGAAAGGAAATACAACATCAGATGATTTGTATTGTGCAATTGCCAAACATGTGGAATATCCTTGTCTACAAAAGAACTCCAAATTCCTTTTGCTTCCATCTGGCATTGTAGCACCCTTCAATGCCTCACTACGTCCATTGTAGATTTGAATCACATTATCATTATTCGGAATGAGATCAAGTGATTGCAAATACTCAATTGTCAGATGGTTGAAGGCAAGTGACTGTAGTGTCACACCATTGATCCAACGTCCCATATCATGCATATCTGTATTGTGGTCAATTATCCAATCAACATCTAGCGCAACAAATCTGTCACGTGGCCAACCTTCGGCTTCTAGTATTTGTTTAGATACATTGCATTCACTGCCAAAGCAAATGAACAACACATTATCAATATTTGGACCAAACAGATCACAAATCGCCGCACTCATAATCCGACTATCATATCCACCAGAGTGCCAGACTACGTGGAATTTCTCAGGATCCCACGTATTCCACACAGTGATTCTGAGCTCTTCAACCATTGCCTGCAAATACTCACCATAGCTCATTTCCCTGGTGCCGATTGGTATGTCAAACAGTGCCAATCCTTCACTATCCAATGATTCACGCAATGGCAACATTACAATCCCACGGAATAGTGTGTTACCACCATTTTGCCAAATCAGTCGCCGATATTTAGACAAGACAGTAAGTTGCTTTGGCAACACTGTCCGTAAGTCGGATGATGTCACACCTGTCTCAACATTGCGATATATGCAAAATGGCTCAAGCTGTCTATGCATATTCCCTCTATCCAAACCCTCCAAATGTGTCATCCAATATCTCACAAGCACTGTGTGACATCAAAACAGGTACTATGTCATCATTATCATTCACGAAGATACACAAACGTCCACCAACTTCAACCCACACCAACACACCTGAACTGCCAAGAGCAATTTTCAGCCGTTGCAACCGTTCTTTATTCTGATAGGGTCTAACTGGGGTTACTATACGATTGCCCTCAAGGAAGTGCTCCAAGGACTCTGGGGATGCTTTGGAACCCATTGCATCTTCTATCCTATGCCACTCATAGTCGACAACCGCCCATGCCTTGGCTTCTTTGAATGTCATATCTGCAGGCGCCCAAATATCAGGATATGCCACTCTCAAATATGCATCATATCCTTCGTCATAATATGTATCCCAATACTTGTCACGTGTATTTGGAGGGAAGTACATCCGCTGCATCCAACAATCAAATGAGATGAAGTCATGCTCACCAAGGATTGGTTTGACACGCACCTTCAAGCATCCACCACCCTTCTCGTACTCCAACATACTGACAGGAACACCAAGACTTTTGGATGCTATAGACAACGACCTCTTCAAATCAGAACTCTCAGAAAAACCTTTCCATGCTATCATTACATATCCAATCTGCGCATGTCTTCACTGATTGCACGCAATATTTCTGGATCCTCAACATGAGTACGTATGGAGGTCATCATGTATGAGATTATCATGTTCGCTTGTTCGTATGTCATAGTATGCTGGGCATCGACTATTCGTCTGCGCTCTGTTTCAGCCAATTTCCGTCTGTTATCGATGACATTCATGAGATCTTTCCAAACCTTGTCATCATTATCATTATAGACAAGCGCATTGCCAAGCAACCCTACTGCTTCTTCTACATCTTCTTCATAGATATCCTTCTTGCCAAGCACACCACACGCACGTCTTACAGAAAACCACGCGTCCTCTGATGTAGATGTGCCTATGGTATCTACCAACTCTATGATTCTGGCATCCAACAGTGCCATCTCGTTTCGCATTGACACTATGTCAGGGTCTTCTACGAATTCTTCATATGCAGTCAGCAACTTCGCTGGCAAATGATTAGCGTACTTGCCATTGACAATTTGCTTGTTATTCAACCCACCTGGCTTATCACGATAACCTGCTCCATGCGAGCGACACACCTTCCACCCAGGTCGTACTGGATTCTTGCATCTGTCACCATTGGCCTTTATCAACTTGCATCTACCAACGGAGTATCCCGCCTCGTGATGCACATATGCATCCGGCAGTGCTTTCTTTCTGCCTAACTCACATATGCGTGTGCCATCGTAGCATACCCACAACACATCACCATCACGAACAATCTCAGTCTCAGGTGATGTATCAGGTATGACTACAGGGAGATTATCATTACTCGCTAGAGCTTTGTCCGGTACCATACTTCCTTGAGAGTTCATCATGAATGGCTGCCTCAGACTCCCTGTATCCTTCCAGAGAACGAATCCAATCATCAGATTCTTCAGAATCAATTACAATCTGAGTGATTTTACCAACGCCATTATCGATGGCGTCATCTGCAGTTGTTATCTTAACCTTCTTCTTTGCCATACAACCTCCCAAGATATTGTTATTGTACCACTACTATACAAAACCGCAAATCAAACAGCATCATTGTCTGATAATATCTCTAAGAAGTCTGGAAAACTTATAATTGTCAACCATTCACCACACACATTGACGCTAATGTATTCAACACAATTTGACGGGATCAAAAGGAATTCACATCTTACTGCAGTGAATACAGGTGTTCTATTCTTGGAAAATACCAACACAGGATGCATGTCATCTGAGGTGCATTGGCGCACTGCTTGTGCCCACCAACTTCTAATCCATGTATCATTGCCAGAAAACAGTGTTTCTAGTCTCCATCCTTCAACATTCTTACATTCAATACAGTATGTGCTGTTGAAGTTGTGGCCATATAATTGCTTGTATTTGTCAGGCTCAACACACACTATGTCACCAGCGACTTCTTTGAATCCATGAGCCCAACCACCAGACATAGGTGTGCGCCTAAACTTCACCATCAATTGCTTTGTCAATGCCTTTGCTATGACATTTTCAAACTTACTGCCCTTGCTGCGAGACTTCCTTCCTGACATCTGGATATCTCCTATGCTGCCAAATTCGTGGTACGGCTGTATCATCATACTTTATAGCTGGCTTCTTCAGTTTGCCAAATGTAGCAGATAATCCTCTACCTTCAAGCAGTGATACAAAACCATTTGATATGCACCATTGATCAAATTTGCGTGTATATCTATACCACTCGGCATCCAATAATGCCATTCTGGCACCACAAAGGTCTAGACTGAGATCAACTACAGTGTATGCACGATTGTATGCACCAGATGATATGAACTTCTTCAATTTCTTGAGTATAGCTGGGGTTGCATTATCGTACACGGTTTTGCCTGCCACCAATTTGGCAGCTGTCATTGGTCCAATACCATGTACTCCAGGAATGTTATCACTGCCATCCCCTTGCAATACTTTGGCCATCACAAACTTGTCTACTGTAAATCCATACTTTTCCTCAAACCTGTACGGATCGATCTCTTTGTCGCCACTTAATACGTGAACATTATCATTCACAGCCTGCAACAAATCAGCATCATTTGTGACTATCAAACAATCATCATCTATCATCCTGGACGCGTGATACATCAAGTCATCGGCTTCTATACCACGTCTTCGCACTTGCAACATACCAGTCATAGCCAACACACGTTGCAACTCAATGAGTTGAGCAATAAAACCAACATATGTAGGATCATCTTTGTGTCTACCAGCTTTGTATGATGGAACCAATTTAGATCTGTAGTCGGGTGCGCCTCCATCCCAACACATGATTGCACTGGTCGGCTTGTGCTTCTCTAACAACGAGATTATCATTCGGCATACACCATACAACACACTGGTATCTTTCCCTTGATATGACAACTCATACACGTGTCTGGCACGGTGTGCTATGTTATTAGCATCTATTAGCAAATGCATCATTCACCCAATATCGCCAAAATCTTATCGGCTTCTATGCGATCACTATTCTTCTCATCTTTTGGCAGATTAGCATATGGTGTACGCATTTGTCGCTCCCACCTGCTTACAGCCCAAGCTGGCATCGTAACTGAACCATCCCCATTGTCATGCACACACTTGGAGAACATGTAAATCATCCAACCAGACCACATCTTGTGCGCGTGTGCTGCCAATTTCTCTCTCATCTCAGTGTCAGACATTATCATTCACCTCCAAACAACAATTCTAGGATAGCATCTCTGTTATCCCAATACATATCATCCCATCCACTGTGCTGAAACGACAATTCCTTGCCACCCACCATCAACTTCGTCCACGATCCTTTCACCTTGGCCAACTTTCTATCTTTGATCCACATGTACACGGACTCTGCCTCATCAATACCAACATCAAATCGTATTGGTATGCGACACTTGCCAAATGGTTTGGATACACGACTCTTTGCTACCTTAACTCGTGTGTTTACTCCAATGACATTATCATTATTGTCCCTACACGGAGACACACTGGTGAGTTCCAACCTTACAGATGAATAGAAGCCAATCGCCTTGCCACCGAAGGTAGTGACATTGCTTCCAAACATCACGCCTATCTTGGATCTGGTTTGGTTTATTGCCACAAATGCCACTGCTTCACTGGCCATCAATCCCTTTGCTGCTCTGAACATCTTAGAGATTTGTCTAGCATGTGTAGCAACTGTACTGCCTCCCAAACCCTCTTTTCGCAACTTCTTCAATTCTTCTTCTGAGGATGTGGCTGCTACAGAATCCCATACAATGGTTAGCAATGATTCTGGAGCAACTTGATTTCTAGCATCTATAACTGCTAGTATGTCATCCCACACATCCTCTACTGTGTTTGGATTGCTGTAAATGAGTTCATCCACATCTACGCCCAGGATAGACATGAAGTCTTCATCGACAGCAGTTTCAGTATCCAAGAGCACAGCTACACCACCCATATCCTGTGTACCAGCCAATATGGATGCCCCAATGGCTGTTTTGCCAGTGGATGTGTCACCGTAGACTTCCATTGTTCTGCCGACTGGTACACCTCCACCCATTATGTGATCCAGTGGAGGACAACCAGTTGGTATCCAATACTTGACCTTGCTGAGCGCATTTTCATCCGACAAAAGAGTGAGTCTGTTACTTGCCTTGCTGGCGCTCTTCAGGAACTCCAATGCTTTCAAAGCTATCTCCTATGATATCTAGCAACCAATCTTGCACCACACCAACAAATGTGTCTATGTCAGTGTCATTTGGCACATCTACTTCTATGCCACGTGACATTTTCATACTGTTCCAATTCTCACTCACAGTAACACCAACAGACACAAGCACCCTTGGATGCAAACTATCCAAGTCAACATCTACGCGATCTTGCAATGACAACGATTTTGTGACTATTGACTTGCCAGACTTGGTAAACAATCTGTTATCATTTGGTGGCATAGCAAACTTTCTAGCCATCATCCATCCTTCAATCCGACAGGGCACAATGGATCAGACCACATAGAATACAAATCGTTCAGACTCTTGCCATATGCATGCAGACGCTGTGCAGGACAACCAGTCTTGCAAGAATCAACCGCAATACATCCAGAACACCCAGGCACACTCTTATATCCACTGTCCAAGTATGCTCTAATGGCTACAAATGTCTCACCATAATCCCAAATATCTTTTAGTGAATGTTTCCTTACATCACTATCAGTTGGGAGACTCTTCCAAGCAGCACACGGATGCACAGCACCATCTGGACGAACCAATATCAAATCACTTCCAGCATGACACGGTTTGATCTTATCAACTATGTTGTCATCCACTGTATGACGGAAATCTATGGGACAACCCAGACGCACATCCACAGGATGATCATTATCATTCATCAGATCCATAAACATCCGTTGCATCTCAACGAATTCTTCTACTGTCATGCCAAGTATATCACGATTAACATATCCTCTGGTTTGTGGCACAAATCTTAACAAACTTAACCTTCTGACACCAATATCAGCGCACAGGTCACGTACTTGTGGGATGTGTCGAAAGTTTGGCTTCATAGGCACCATATGCACTTCTACTGCTTGATCATTGGCAACCAACCACTTAACACTGGCAACAATATCATCCAATGCACCTTTCTTGTTCATTATCATATCATTGACTTGTGGTTGATGGGAATGCATAGATACTATCCATACTACAGTGCCATCATAGTCCAATCCTACATTACACATTGAATGCACAAAAGGCCACAAATCAATAGTATTTCCATGTTGATTGTGCCCTGTAGTGTATACCAAAACCTTCTCATATCCTTGTTGCAATGCAAATATAGCCAAACTAGGCACACTTGCAACTGACAACAACAACGGATTGCCACCTGACAAGCTCAGCACAGTGGCACCCAATTCTCTGGCCTCATGAATCAATCTGATCAGCTCTTCACCTGATAACTCATTCTTGAGTCTCTTTGGTGTGCTGCCACTGGAGCAATGGATACAACTCAAATTGCACTCATTTGTAACTTCAATACTCAACTCTTCCAACGCATACATTATGTACTCCTCTATAGTGTATAATACAAAACCGCAATGTTAGTCTACTGCTACTCTTTCTCACTCCATCAGTTTCAGCGTTCCAGCACGATAGCCATTGAAAGCAATTACAGCATTATGCCTATCGCTGTAGTCTGCAGTCCATGCACTGCCACTCCCTACAGATTCAATGTGTATTGCTACAACATTCTGCTCTGAGTCTGCAACGATTTCAATGTCCAACCTATCCAAGAACGCGAATAGTTCTGTTAGCACCAACTTGGCTTTAGCGATCACTTCGCCAGACGGCTGTTCGTATGGTATAAGATAGCCATCTTTGTTTACGTGATGCCCAAAGTTTATTCTGCTTATTCTTACTGATTCTTCTGGTGTGTATTCCCACACAGGTACATCTCCTTCATCAATGCTACTCTCTTCCTTGCCACGACTTACCAACGTGATCCCACCCATGCTCATGACGATGTTCTAGTGGTATCAACACAAATGGGCCTGGTTCATCCTCATTAGCCTTGGCCTTGTCCATGCACTTGTGGCAAAAGTTTTCTTCTGTACTTCCCAATGAAACATTCACTGGATACATTCCATAGTAGTCATGAAATCTGCGATGTTTGAGATGTGGCCTGTTAGATGGTATGTATAAACCATATGGACCAGCTACAGCCCACTCTACATACCAATATATGCCTCTGAGCACAGCACGATATGTGTGAGCTCCAATCCCCATAAGTCTGATCCATCCAGCATTATCATTATCACACAAATGTTTGACGTGCTTATCTAAATACAATGGCTTGTTCAAAATGTGATCATCGTCCATCTGCAACATCAAATCACAATCACACACTGTAGTTGCATACTTGATCAACATATTGAGATTAGCACCCAGCCCTTGTGGACCTTTGCCAAATATACGTGGGCCAAACAACAACCTAATGACGTGATCACCTTCTTTCGCATCATCTGGCAAATCTACACCAGTCCACTTGTTCTTGATCCTGTCAATGATGCAATCTTTGGTGTCTTCCCACCCACCATCCACTCCAAGCAAGAATATGAACTTACCACTGTATTTGAGATTTTGCAACAGCGCACCTATCGCATCACACACTACGACTGGTCTTTTGTATGTTGGGATAAGTATTGCCACCACCGGATACTCTTTTGCAGCCATTTCTACATCTCCTATCAAATTGGATAGTGCCTATCAGCACTCCACTTGGACGGTGCACCTTTCGCTTCCCAACTGCCACCCCACATCCTTCTCGTACCTGCTATCAAATGCTTCACGTAGTCTTTGATTGGGAAGTTTTGCACCACCCACTCTGTGTCTTTAACGTGTGCCATATTCCTATTGCATGGCGCACCAGTGTGTTCAAACGATGGCAAACTGAAGTATTTCTTCCTATCCCACATAGCTGCATATGGATGAATGTATCTGGTGTAATTCTCAGGGTCTTTCGGAGTACCAGCTGATACACCATTACCATTCACCATCCTGAGCCATCCAATGGCATACAGCCTCGGATTCGTGGCAAATTCGTACAACATCTTCTCGATGAATCTGTCCTTAATCGTCTCAGTGTCAGAATCTAATGTAAACACATATCGTGTGTTTGCAGTCTCAAATCCAATATGCATAGCTGGGCCATGGCCTATGTTAACATACATCTTGATCATGTCAACATTATCATTACGACTGGCAACACTTCTAATGTATTTGGTTGACCCATCCTTGGATGCATTGTCTATCAACAACATAGACACACCAGGATAGAATGATCTAAAGCTGTTGACTGTTTTGCTAACCAAATGCAGTGTATTGTGGGTCACAATTACGACTGTTACTTCGTCTAGCATAGTACCATCCTAATGCAATGCAGTGCGTTTGTAGTCAGGTCCCTCATAATGATTTCCAGGAATCCAATGTGGCTCAATGCCCAACTTCCAACACACATATGGGAAGCTAATCTGGTCTCGTATGCTGTACTCTGTTATATCGTCCCACCACAAACTATACATCTGTCTGATGCGCTTTACATTGCGACACACCAATATGAAACTGCATGCCAGCCAATGCTCTGACATAGGATAGTCAGTGAGATGCATACGCACCACTTGCAGCCTTATCTTGTCGGGGTCTCCCTTATTCCATGCTATGCACTGTTTCGCTTCTTTGTACACAGAGTCACGATCAGGATGACTGATAGTGGCTATGTCTGCGTTCGTGGCAAGCAGATACTTATCAACAATATCCACCGGATCAGTCAACAGTTTGACATTTGCATCCACCCAAATGACATACTCAGCGTCGAATAAGTCAAAAGGATGCAACTTATACCATCTTCCTGTCAGTTGTGTAACACCAGTACCATCGTCAGGCTTGAACTCGACCTCATGCTGTATCCACTCCTCGTCGAGCTCGCCTCTGTCCAATGCTGGTCTGTAATAGTAGTGGTATTCGACTTCATCGCTGTCAGTGTTATACACAGGATAGTTCTGTATATGGTCGTACAATGTTTTGTCACCTATGTTGGCTGTATACACTGCTATCATCTGCCGTCTCCAGTTGTCAATATGTCATGCAAAACAGCTGACAACCCATGCATCTCGACTCTGGACGCATCCATGCGCAACACCATGCGTCTCAACAAGCGCATATTAGATGGATTATTGGACCATCTTGCAATTGATCTAAACATGCGTTTCATGGCACGAAGTGCTCTTCTGACAGTCTTGTTGGGCATATTGGCAGGTATGTCTCTTTCACGCAATGCCACCAACAATGCATCACATGACCGTATACCATCATCAGCGCACTTTCTTACTCTCATATGCCACTCATTACTCAACAACACAGCAGGTCTAGATTCAACTGCGTGCATAAGCACAGACATATGCGACAATACTACATGCAATACTTGATCACCACTCATATTATCCTCAATGAACACCAGTGATGGCAAGATTATCATTACCATCACTGGCACTCAACAACTGTCGTTACTTCTTGCGAACTTGACGCTTGGAACGTGAAGTCTTGGACTTGGAGCGACGATTCATTCGCCCACGGATGGCAGCACTGGCATCTTCAGGTGTTTCCTCCTCCTCCTCTTCCTCATCCTCCTCCTCTTCCTCATCCTCAGAGAAGTAGATATCCACACCAGATTGCTCAGCCAAACTATCAAAGTCAAGCAACTTCCCTTTGACAAATTCAGTCAAGTCAGTGGCATTATCCAACCACTCCTCAATCTCGTCCTCTTCACCCAACACACTTGGATTCCTCACCGGACGAGATTGATACTTGGTCAGAAGTCCTTCACCTTCCCGATCAATCCTGATGTCAAATCCTTCATCCACCAATGTGATATCACCATAGTCTGGATCTGATATCGATGCCGCTATTGCTCTAAATATCGTGATACCAGATGTGAATATCACAGGTCCTTGCGCTTCATTACTGCGATCTATGATATTCATCCAGAACTTGCGAGAAACACGGAATCTGTCTGCAGCCTCTTTCTCACCAGCAGTCCAGAGCTCATTCTGTACTTCACAAATAGGACACTCGAGCTCACCACCAGAACACACAGCAGGGCAAAACATTGTCTTATCATCCAAATGATGTTGCCCCACTTCGACGAAGAAAAAATCCATCCCACCCACACCGGGCAACACCCTGATAGTGTTCCGACCTGCCTGGGGACGGAAGTATCCTCCTCGATCCAACTTCATAGTATCCAACTTCTCAAGCAATGCCTTGTACTTGTCCCTTTTGTCAACCATTACGCCACACTCCTTTCTAGTATACAATACAAAACCGCACATCAACCAGCATTACTATCAACATTGCCATTACGTGCGACACCATTCTTGGGTATATCTCGCAACTTCCTCTTCACATCAGCTATCAACATCCCAGTCTGTTCTGCCTCTGATCGCAAATGAGCTCCCAAACTGATCAACATTTGAGCTCTTTGCTCGAAAGACCTGGTAAGCACACGAAACACCAAATATTGCTCATGACAACCTATCTCATACTCAACCGCCTCCATATACTCTGGTCGCAACAACTTGTCTGAATTAACCATACTTTCCGTGACTTTGGTATTGTTTGCCTCCAATCTTTCTCGGGATCTCTTGTATGCCACGGCAGATGCCTTCTCTAACTCATTCTTGGAATCACGCCACACAGCTTCTGACCTTGCACCCAGCATTGCAACATACGCATATGTGGCTGCTTGATTTGAGAACTCTTTGTTCAAATCATCAGAAATAGGGATCAGTGCATCCAAATCCAACTCTGATACATCACTGCCAACATCAAACTCATACTTACCAAGTTGTTGTGTCATTATCATTCACTCCTTGTATACACTCGTCGATCCGTAATGGCTTCCGACTTCCATATCCACAACCAATGGTACTTGTATCCAACTGAAATCCAAATCTGGGAATCTGGATTGAGCTGCAACAACCAAACCTTCCATCATATCTTTGCATATGCCAACCAATATCTCTAACTCTCCTGGATACACGTCAAACACCAATGAGTCATGCACCGTGTTTACTATCAATGACTTCAATCCAAGCTCATCTATCTTTTCTTGTACCATTATCAAAGCACACAACAACAAATCAGATGCAGCAGATTGGATAGGCATATTGATAGCAGCACGCTCAGCAGCATGTCTCCTAGCTGGTTTGCTATCATTTATGTATGGCATGTAGCGTCTGCGACCGAATGGTGATTCAACATATCCGTGTTCTCTGGTATATGCAATGGTGTATTCTTTGTACTCTAGAATCTCCGGGAACTGGGAGTAGTATGTGGCTACTAATCTCTTGGCTTCCTGCTCTTCTATGTTGTATGTGCTCATCAATGTCCAATAGCTGCCACCAAACAACAACGTCCAATTCACCCACTTGCCACGATATCTGATAGATTTCCATTCTTCACTGGTGTAGTCACTTCGCTTTACATTATGCAACAACTCAGTAACATATGAGTGCAAGTCCTCTCCATCATTCAATGCATCTATCATACCAGCGCACTCAGATACACTTGCCATGACACGTAATTCCATGCCAGAGTAGTCTACAGCAAGTATACACCCACCATCCCATGTGTGGGTAAAGATATTCTTGATTGGGAGTGTCTCTAACAACGTACCTGGTTCTTTCTCAGGAGTTGGTATGTTTTGCAGATTAGGATCTGAACTGCTTAATCTTCCAGTCCTAGATCCAACTACACGATAATTGGATCTCACTCTTCCATCATCATCTACCCAGTTGTCACGTGCAGGACGCAAGTATGTACTCAACATGCTGCTCAATAACGTGTAGTATCTGTATGTTGGCAACAACACACAACTGTCTACATATCCTTTGATATACTCCCATTTCACTGACTTATTCCCTTTCTCAGTGAAACCCACACACTTCAATCCATAGTATCGCTTGTCGTACAACACAGCAGACATTTGTTGACTGCTGCCAGGATTGAATGATTTGTAGTTCTTGGCTTTTCTGCGTGCTATCTTGTTGACATTATCAATATCTGATGGCAGTCCTTTGCTACGCAATGACTTGCGCACAGATGACATATAGAATTCTTTGGAACCTCTGTCCGTCACATACTTGCGCACACATGGATCAGCTAGTATGAGTCTCATCTGCTCTGCTCTGACAGTACTGTATACACGCACATACCTGTCTACGATGTGCTTGTCTATCATAGCACCATTTGATTCCATACGTGACAACGTGTTGCTGGCAACTATGAGCAGTTGCTCGTACAATATGCGTTGCTTATCCTCCATTCTGTCAACCAACATTCGTTCTAGCTCAATGGTCGCAATAGCGTCTAGTGCAGAATATTCGACCAGAATATCTGCTGGCACCAAACCAAAATCACCGCCATTGGATGGATTTGCCTCAGGATGTTCGTTTGTATATTCGGATATGCCAATGTCATAATCATACATACCCAAGTGTCTGCCAGCCAATACTTTCAAGCCATGTCTACCAGGTACTGGATCCAGCACATATGAAGCAAGCATGCTATCACCTGCAACACCTTCAACGACATTACCCAGGCACTTGTATGCTGCATTCATGTCAAACTTGACATTGTGCCCAACTTTCTTGACATCAGGTGATGCAAGTATGGTATCACATATATCTAGGATGTCATCATCCATCCTGACAGCCCACGCTATCTTCTCAGGATTCTGTACAGCGAATGACATCATTATCATTACATCCCCTGAGAAAGGATTGAGTCCTGTCAACTCTGTGTCCCAAGAACACATTGGAGCTGCCTTGATAGTCTCTAGCATCGTCAATGCTGTATCAACATCACATACATCTACAATCTCATAACCATCAGACGCACTGCCACTTGTGTCCTTGCCATCCAATATGTTATACACTAAATCAAAATCGTCCAACATATCACCTATTATGGACTGATTCCTCAGAACATATGCCGGATGGTATGTTGGAACGTATGTTATGCCGTCCTTCTCTATTTTCACACCACGCCAATTTGTGATGCCACTCTCACCTAACATACTCTTAAGTGGAGTGTTACCTAACAACATCACCACATCTGGCTTGTACATGTCAATGTCTGACAACAAATATGGTTTACAATATGCTATTTGTCTTGTAGTTGGAGTTTTGTTATCTGGAGGTCTGCATCTGACAGCATTTGTATACACCACTCCAAAGTGCTTAACTCCAGACTCACTGACTATCTCACGGAGCAACTTACCAGATCTACCAACAAATGGTGTACCTTCTGCATCTTCTGTTGCACCTGGAGCTTCTCCGATTATCATTAGTCTGGATTTATCTGACGTACACTCTGCATGCATACACACTGTAGTGCATGTCTTGTAGAGGGTGCATTTTGGATCACAAATTAGCTCAGCCATACTATACAAAGATATCCTTTTGCCTCACATCGACTTAAGGGACTGTGCGGACTTGAACCGCAATTATGTGGGCCACAACCACATGTTCTCACCGTTGAACTACAATCCCGTACTATACAAAACCGCAATGGTTATCCCTTTTTCTGCATCTTGTCAACAGGTATGTGATACACACCATATGGCATACCTCCATCTACACAATTGTCAGGTATTGAGAATGTCTCCATAGGATAGGAAGGCAATTCATCTGCCAACTCAACATAAGACTTATCTGACATTGCGAACGTCTTCAACATATTATCTAATGAGTCTTCACTCAACCCACTAGACGATGCAAATACACCAGCATATCGATACATACGGCACGGCATATGTTCTGGTGTTTTATACCACCACGGCATTGCATTGTAGAACAACATCAACTGCAACTCATGGCATGCTACACCAACTGCCTCCATAGAATATCGCCTTTTCTCTGGTCTATTGCATCTGCCACCCTCAAGCACCGTACAATCTTTTAATCTGCATCCAGGACAATTGCTGAGACCGAGTGTGTAGAATCTTGACTTCTCAAATTCTTTCAACAATCGTTGGGTGTAACACATGGTCAATCTGTCTGCATAGACAAGGATATACAAACCTGGTGCAGACACTCCCTTCCACCAACCAGAGTGTGTTATCGCACCTGCCATATCGAACTCGACCACAATCACATACAACTTGTCAGACTTCACCCTCATCTTGTCAAAGTATGGGGCATATGGAGGACACCCACCATTGTGTCCTTTGCATCCCGTTCCCCAATTACACATACCCTCTACCAAATCTTCTTCCATAATTGGCATATCATCACGATGCACCAAGAATCCGTGGACTGTCATTTTCATTACATTGCCAGATCCGGTACGATATCCTACAGGTAGTGTAAGCATGACTATGCTCCATGTTCCATGAATTCTACATATTGAGGCACTATGACCTTCGTAGAATGGGCCTGCAAGATATCTGCAGCGCTCTCCACGATGTCCAAGCAATCATTGCGTATAGTATTATCAATCAAATCCACCAGACCGTCCACCGTATCCACAGTCAAACAATTGCGCTCATCCTCAAATTCACCGCCAGGAAGCATCCAATTGCTGTGGAGTACAAGCACAGCACCAGCATCAATCGCCTCTAGGAATGTGTATTGAGTGCCACCACCATCACCTTTGATGACACTCATATCTACAACGAAATCGCTGTTACTTGCCAAAAACACAGCAAACCCAGGAATACCAGGGAATGGGCCCATGTAGTATGGACCAGTGTATTGTTTGCCTTCCCATCCATCAAACTTACCAAGGATTGCATTGTACAGATACATACGATTGTGATTAGATCCCCACATATAGATTTTGTTACGAGGACTTAACCTCTCATTCGCTTCAACAATCATATGAGTCTGCTTATCCCAATCCAACCTGGCAAGTGCTATGGCTCTTGTATGCCTATGACGTTTCTTTGGATTGATTGAGACATATGGGTGTGGGATATACACTGCGTCCAAACCATAATTGGCAAGCATCTTCACATTCGGAGTTCTGATAACAATTGGATGGATTTCCATTTCACATAATACATCTGCAAATCCGTTGTTCATCTCAGTCCAATCATGTATCACAACCTCTGCCCCATTTTCCAACATTGGCACTATGTCACTGTTGTTTTTCTTGTAGTCAGTGCAAGTGATGAGTGTAGGCACATTTCTTGCCATATCTATCGCATCATCCAGAGACAGATTGTTGTATTTGAGACCATCCAAGAAGTCACGTCCCTTCTTTTCTGTCCTGGTTCTGACTTTGTATATGTCAGCATCGAATCCATACATCCTGTATGCTCTACACAAGTGGCTGGTAAATGTAGGGAATCCACCATACTTATGCCCAGACATATAGAACAGTGCTATACGATTCTTTGACATCTCTCCTCCAAATAGTCTACATACAGTGGCACAACTACTCTTGGCACGTGCTCCCTCAACAACTTTCTGCCATTGTAAATGGTGTGCACCAAATTGTTCGGATCCTCATAAAGCAACAAATCTTCCAACTCTTGTGGGTCTTCAACTGCCACACAATTGTGATTCTCTATCAAACGGGAGTCACTCCTACAAGACACCCAATTCCTGTGCATCACCAATATAGACCCACCACACAATGCCTCCATACCAACAGTTTCCAAATCACCACCGTCATACATATCAGACAATGCCATCTTCCTGTCCATCAAATCCATACAATATGTTGACTTGGATGCCAACACCACAGCTTGATTAGTATCTTCTGCAGACAGTGGGCCATGGTAGTGCAAACACAACTTCATACCCAAATCCCACTTCTCTTTTATGCCATCTGGAAGACCATTCCAAAACCAATATGGATTGCCTACAAAATTTCCCCAAATCTCAATGCGCTTGTCCTCTGGAAGATTATCATTAGCAATGAATGACCAATCAGTATGCTTGTCACGATGCAATGTCGTAAACGACACAGCATGGTGTTCTCTGTTACCAATGCCATCGAATGGTATCATAGACGCTGGCACAGGAAGACGCGCAATCACCGAATCCAATCCATACACTTCACTACACCAATCACGGATGGACTCACGTGGGACGATAACTTTGACACCCATTGCTGCCAAATATCGTGCAAAGTCTTCACAATCATCACCACGAGCAAGCTCACCATCCCCACCAACAAACAAACCTGCACCATGATTCACCATCAACTCATAAGACGCATCGATATATTGTTCATCTTTCAAGTGCGCAGTCACTATCAATGTAAGATCATTGCGTGTAACTTCTATCATGTCATTCATGCACAGATTTATGTATGACATACCACGCAATGGACGCATTCTAGACTCAGTGCGCTTTCGCAATTTGTATATTGTTACACCATATCCCATTGCACTGAATGCATAACGCAACCTTGCTAGTGTATTGACAGGTCCACCATGCTTAAGATCACATAAGAACAACAGATTTATGTTCATATTGACTCCGGCAATATACGCTCGAAACCATTCCTGGGAATACTATACTCTACTATGTCTGACACAATGCCAATGTCTTCCTCTGTTGGTGGATCATAATGTGGTAACAAACCTGCCCTGCTACCAGACGGATGATCACATCTAGCACATGGGGAAAACGTGCGCTTGCGTTGGTACAAGATCTTTCTAGCTGCCTCAAATTCCTCACCATACCAAATGTCAATCAATGATGTTCTCGACGCATTGCCACACACGTATTCGTGTCCCCAATCCATACAACAGATACATACGTCACCATCATAGCACACAGACAACTCCCTGAATGGTATGGTACAAACCTTGTCATATGGAGCATTATCATCCTTGAATGCGTTTCCTGCGTGATTGAAGATAACTCTTGACTTGACTTCTCCAGATCGCTCACCCAGATCATCCATAATGATCACAGAATTGTTCAATTTCCTGTGGTAATTATACCACGGAGACAACTTCATTGGTATACAATCATCATAGAAATCATACACATCTACAGTGCCATCCAACATTGTCAAAGCATTTTGCAATCTCAATCTCTCTGGTTCATATGTATCTACCACTATGAAATCCAATCCGGCATCAAGCAATGCAAGTACAGAAGCTGAGACATCATGTAACATCATTCTGCCATTCGTAGTCATCTGAAACTGTGCATTCGGAAGCACACCACGAAACATGTGGATGATATTACACACAAATGGGTGTAGCATAGGCTCGCCATGCATTGCAAACTCATATCTGGCAGTTGGATTCAAATCAACACATTGCTTTGCTATTATGGCTGCAATATCATATGACATTACTTTGATATCTTGACCTGGTTTTGATCTAATGCCATTGATACCACAAAAGTCACACAACCTGTTACAACCTTCTACCAACTCTATCTGCACTGACCACGGTCTTTGCACCATAATGGTATGTCCTCTTTGTGTGATGTGGGTGGCACAGACAACATACCACCCACAAGGCATCGCCGCAGCATCCAATCATTACAATCTAACTGTCACTCACCACGCAGAGCACGCCTGCTAGCACGTGACTCATATTCTGGCTTCCACTTCCCGATACCCAGCTCCTTCCTCACAGCCAACCCCATGCGCATCTGGTCAGTACGAGCATTATCATGCTCAATCCACTCAGCTCCAATTTCCTCTGCCATCGCATAGCGCTCTTCAGGAGTCATCTCCTTCCATGGAGTGCCACTCCCTGAGTCTTCGTACAGGAACGTAACAAACTCTTCGGTAAATGCCTCTTTCTCAAAGGCACGACCCTTGAGTCCACCTCCTGTAGCCTTCGACTGCAAGACAGACCCAGCAGCAACATCAACAACAGCAAACTGATACTTCCCAACATCCAGACGAGTTGCAACAAGTGCCTGTCCATCACCCAGGGACTCCAACAACTCACCAATAGAACCTATCGAGACATCGTCATCCTCATCAAGCACCATCTCAACTGGTTCAGGCTCAGGTTCAGGCTTCGCCTTGGCCTTGGAAACCTTGCGAACCTTCTTCACAACCTTCGGCTCAACAACAGGCTCTTCTTCCTCTTCCTCATCTTCAGGCTCATCCTCGTCCTCAGCCTCATCATCAGCCAACAGACGCTTCACCATCGTCGCCTTGCGACCACTGGTATCCAACCCTCGAGATTCCAACTCATTACGGAGGTCAGCTACCACCCAAGTCACATAGCTGTCATCCTCCTCTTCCTCTTCGATCTCATCCTCTACTTCCTCAGGCTCCGGCTCAACTGGCTTTGCAACAGTATGTCGCCGAATCTTAACCTTCCTACTGGCCATGTTATCTGATCCTTTCGCTGAAGTTTCTTCAGCACACTCAGATGCATCCAAACACGCGTCACAAATAGGTGATATGCCATACACTACACCAAAACACGGTGGCCTTCTGTTGACCATAGCATCAGCACACAAGAACTTTTGCTTACACCTTCTGCAACTGGGATCTTCAGAATCCCAAAATCCAAAACAATCTGGAACTTCTACAATTTCCTCAACATACTCTTCCCTCCTATCACCACTTTGAACCTTCTTGCTTGCCATCGTATAATACTCCTTACTGCTACTATATACAAACCGCATACAAAACAGTCTGTACTTCTACCCATGTTGTTTCAAATCTGCACTTATCCCACCCCAATGTCCGACGCAACATTAGTGGCGTCAACTGCACTTTCCAACATCCTTTTGGTGATACATGTCTTTTACGAGTGATTGACATATCTATTTGCAAATTCAATCTGGGACTCGGCTCCAGCACTTCATGAATCAGTGCCTTTCCATCATCAGACAACGCGTCTAACAACCCAGACAGATCGAAATAGTTGAACTGAGTAGCTGCCTCTACCAACCATTCAGACATTGCATCACCATCACGAACATCAGCATCCAAACTCAACATATCAGCAGATTCTTTGCGATGTGTGTAATACTCATACTTAACAAGATCCAAACAACGATTGCGCAATGATGTAATCAAAATCCTCTTCATCTCAACACCATCTTTGTCAATGAAGTATTTGTACACCACATTCACTAACTCCAGCGACAACTCTGCAAAGATATCATCTGGAGACATAGCTATCCTACGTGGGTTGGTGTATTGCCATGCCATAGACCACATCAACCTGTACATCTCCTGGTACCACTTGATTACTGCTTCATCCTTATCCATTTACATCATCTCCACTAGCCAATCTCCTAGTACACTGCGTAGCACAGCAAAGATATTGTCAACATCCACCGAGTATTGTATACAACGTATTGGCACCCTAGTATCAGCCCAATTTTCTGGTGGCAAAAAGTTCAATACAATAGTCTGCAAGACACCATCTCTGGTATCTTGTATCTTATCACATTTTCCGGGATCTGTCTTGTGCTCAAGCACTCCATCTGTGATTATCAAATCAAGACGATATGCCCTAGCATCACCATAGTTTTCCTCCCACGTACATATCTTCTCCAAAAGAGGATAGAGCCACGTGTCCTCACCACTCCAAAAACTGCTTCCATACTTACCAACAGGTAGCGCAGCCATTGGACCAAGAGGATTATCATCGGTGAACTTTGCGTAGTGCATTCTTTCCAAATGTTCCACTACCTTGCCATTATCGCCCAGTGCCCACAACCACGAATTCACCACCAAACTTCCCGGAGGCAATCCATCACTTGCCTTCACCAATGCCAAGTATATAGTTCGCATACAAGCTGTAGCAACTTCTGCCAACCCATTATTCAGCATACTATTCGAACAATCCAGACAAACATTGACTTGCATCTTGATACCCACTGACTCCAAAATCTCCTCCGAAAAACCACGTCCTGTGGTTATCGCAGAAACTGGATCATCTAACCAATCTCCATCATACAAATCGTGCTTGTCTCTGTGCTTGATAGCACTTGCTATCTCAGTGTGCAAGAAACCAGATATCAATCTGGACTCGTCTACCAAACTTTCCTTGCCTTCTATCAAACGGGCACGATACTCTTTATCCCTTTTCTCAGCCTCCTTTTGCTTTCTCAACTTTTCAGCTATCTTATCAGCAAGAAATGCATCCCTCTCTTCCTTCGTCATCCTATTCAACATAGAGTTGCGATCAGCCAATGCAGCAGCTTGTCTCTTACGTTGCCTGCGCATATCCGCATCATATGCCGCATTATCTGCTTTGGTCCAAGAACGTTTTCTGGACTTCTTATGCTTAACGTCACCATAGTATGCCATTAGTACACCACCTCGTTTTTGAGATCCCTCAATACAGCCTTCAAGACTCTGATCTCTGCAACATTATCAACGGCAGCTATAACGGCAGCATCTAATGCATTCCAAACACCTACACCCTGCAATACCAACTCCACTGTATCCATCAAACGTCTGGGAGTGATTTGGTATCTACAACGTCCTTTCTCGTGTTGATCCCAAGCCAACATACCGAATCTCACAATAGCATTTGTCCAATCAACATACTCGTCCGGCATACCATTGGCAATCAAAATCTTTCTCAATTGAGATTCAACAGGAAATGCCAACTTGATGGGGAAGAAACGATCCTTGAACGCTGGGGGCAGTGGTTTTGTGCCAATCAATCCCGGATTATACGTCACAAACAGACGGAAGTCCGGATGAACTGGCATCGCCGTGCCATAGAAGTTTACCGCGTGCGGAGGAGCCAACTGTGAATTCAAGAACAACAAAGCATCAGGCTCTGCAGCATTGACTTCGTCAATCTTTGCCCACCAACCATTCACAGCAGCAGCCACATACTGGGCAACCATAAATTGAGTATGCGAATTCACAAGCTCAACATTACCAGTAAGATCACGTCGACGCAAACCTGCGTCAGCTGATATGTTGATCAAAGGTTTTGCATAATCTGTAGCAAGTTGCTCAACAGCTGTGGATTTACCAACACCAGGTGGCCCAGCTATCGATATGTGACGACCGACGGATACCATCATTTCCATTCTCTCATACCAACTCGGAGTAATGAAGTTCTCCATCGGACTGGGGATTACTGGTACATCTGGCCATCTCAACTGTGTCTTTGCCACTGTATCAGGAAGTCCACCAATGGACTGTATGGCAGCGACCTCAGACTTGACTGTGTCGGTTCGATTGACAATAGTTTGTGGCACAACATCAGTGTATGACGCACCGTGTCTGCCAACCACGAAGTTGTCTGCATATGTCCCGAGCTTGAATGCAGTGACAACTGTCTGCCCATCAAAACCTTCGCCATCGATAAGACGTCTCCTGGTAATCTTGCCCTCCAACTCGAGTAGTCTGTCTACAACAGACTCGAGCTCACAACCTTCCTTCACCCTGAACGCATACATCACACACTCTCCTGGTAACTGTATGGATACACCAATCTGCCGACCATACCAGCACTATAATCCTATGCACCCTCCTTGATTATCTCTAACACCATACACTCAAACTCTTCATCAGTGGTATCAACAGTGAATTCGAAGTGCCCTAACAACCTGTCAACAGATATGACCTCATTCACCTGCCAAGCGAGTGGATGATCATACCCTTGTTGTCCACTGAGACCACCTATGTCAAAGATCAACACAGCGGGAATACTTTCATTACCATTCACTCTAAGTTTGTTACACCTAAATCCATGATGCTGGAAGAGACACTTCAGTCTGATGTAATCACCACCAATGCCAACATTCAAGAACTGTCTGGCTCCGTCTCTTGTTATAGACTCCACAAAACCCGTAGACTTGAACGGAGCTACACCACCCCAACGAGTTTTGCTGTTGGTAAAGTGGAGTGCAATCCTGCTCACATCTCTATCAGACATCATCATACAACTATCATACTATATAATGGTCCAGAAGTAAAGCACTTTCAGATAATCTTAAGGTTGGAAAGAATGCTTGCCTCCCAATTCCATTCTACAACATCACCAAACACCCCATCTGCAGGATCACCTTCTACCATATACGCAATATGCACTATACTGTCAGTATTCGCTGTAAGTGTGGTTGCAATATCCTGTGCTTCTTTCTCTGCTCCGGCATCTAACAACACTTTGATAACAGAAACACCGCGACGACTCGCGCGCACAATGCGTGCTAGTTGCTCATCATTCATGCTCTTACCACATAGTGCAACGGCATTATCCCCTGCAGCTATCGCGCTGAATATGCCCTCACAAACAACTATTTCTTCACATGTGAATAATGCCGAAGAATTCCACAATGATGCACCAATAGACCATGATGGAGATATGTATTTCGGACTGCCTGCACATATCAAGCGTCCTTGCCACCAATGGGTGTCAACCAATATCCAAATACGATTTGTGCCAGGCACATACCCAAACAAATCATACAGAGATCTATGCACTCCCCTTTTGCGCGCATATTTGAGGACTGCCAATCCCTCAAAACAACACTCAGGTCTACCTAATACATCAGACAATGGTACAAATCCATCAGGTTTGCATGGCTTGTCAGATATATCCTCAACTATTGGCTTTGCAATATTATCATACACACCGACATCTGACGTATTTCCTATTGCAATTATGGCCTCACTATATGTACAATCTTCAATACCCATGACCAACTGTGCATGAGTTCCACTCCAACCACACCTGAAGCAATGTACTATTGGTTTGGGGACATTCACATACATATGCAATTGATCATCGTCTTTGCCAACACGTTCACGACAAAACGGACAATCTATGCGTATGTCATTCCCGCTAGACGTGCGCTTGTAATTCCTTACATGTGAGAACAACCATCTATCTATCATTTGACACTGAACTTACCACGTTGCACAATGCTTTGCATCTCCCAATTTATCTTGACAGGTACTATGAACCCACTTTCTGCATCACGCACTTTGGCTCCGAATAGTCTACCCTGGCCTATCCGCACTTCATCTTTGGTTTGACACAACGCAATCACTATATCAGCAATTGCAACTTTCTCAATGGCTTCAGACACATCTGCCATTGTAATGACTTCTTTGTTGAATGCTTGTCTACCTGCTTGTGTGGCAGACCACACTGGAATATCATATTCCTCTGCTATTGCACGCAGTGCCCTGGATATATCAGCCAACTCAAATCTCAACTCCCTGCGCCTGCGCGCAGGTATGATCAAATCAGCATAGTCTACAATCAACGCACCAGTCTCAAATCCTGTATCTGCAAGATTATCAATCAACTTGCGTATTGCATCCACCTTTTTGGGAGGATTAGCAACACGTAAATGTGCCTTCAACGTCTTACGCAACATCCGACGCATCTTGGCAGAATCAGCTGCACTACTTTCTATGCTAGACATATGTGTTATACGTCTAGCATATCGCTTCAATATCTTCTGTTGCGGCATCTCCAATGTAACGTGCAACACATTAGCAGCACACAATATGCCAGCCATAGTGTTACCAATGTTTATCAATGCAGTTGTCTTACCACTACCTGGTGGCGCCATAATCAAACCATACTCACCACCTACCAATCCACCACCAAGTATGCTATCTATCTTCGGCCACCCAGTAGGATATCTTTTGCCATACACCTCATCATACATCCATTGATCGGCATCATCCACTATGTCTAATCCAAGATCACTAGTGTCTATGCCAACACGCAATGCTTCTTCCACCTTATCACGTATGTTGGACAAGTCACCAGACTTGATGTCATCCACAGACTGCATTATAGCAATCTTCATAGATTGTGTCTTCGCAAAGTCAAGTGCTGTATCAGCAACATATCTGATATCAGCAGGTAACACTTCTTGTATATCTTCTAATATGGGATTATCATTCAGACCATGCTCTATGTCATCATCGTCTGGTGTAATTCCATACTCAACAACGTAGTCGTTCAACCATCGAACAATGTCTTGCTCATCAACAACAGGAAAATGCTCTGGTTGTATGATTATACCATATATGTCAATCCAATCAGAATACAGTAACAATGCCAACACTTTGTATCTAAATGACTTCGATGATGAGACAACGGAATTATCCAAGTCTGCCCTCCAATTGCATTGCCAATTTGTTGTAATCAGATGTTATGTAGGACACATTGTACATAGTGCATATGTACTCCATTACAGCATCCTTGACCTTGCCATCTGGAATAACTATCCTTCTTGGCTTGACGTCAACCAAGCCTTGAAACCACCGTGCATAATTCAACGCAAAATGCAATTCTGCATAGAATGTGGAATCAACATCTGATGTTTGATCCTCTTCTGTTATGTCAATCAACTTTCTAACAGAACCCAGCACAAAGTCAGACGTAACCATATTCCAATACGGATACGCATCGTCTCCACGACTATCAATACTGTCTTTCAATATGCCAAATGCCAACTCCATATACATATCATACGACAATCCCAATGCGTTGACTTTGTCTGCTATTGCCCCTGTTCGTATAGGATTTTTGTCACCTCTCAAAAGCACTCCATACTCATCGTGCAACATCGTTACATATGCTATTCTAAGAGGGTGCATCCATAACCTCTACATAACCTCTACATCAAACCCTTCATCTTCATACAATTTGGCTCTCTTGTATGAATGCCTCAACAAATGCTTATTGGTATCGTCAACAAAATCAACAACGTGCAACACACCACTGTCTTTCATACGTATACCACGACCAATCTTTTGCAATATGTTGACATGATGTGCGCCACCACCAGCAAGCACAAGCAAATCCACAGCTGGTACATCAACTCCCTCACCAAAAATGGCAGTAGCAATAACCACATTACCACTGCCATCTCTTAACAAATCAAGTGCAGCAATACGCTCTTCCACAACATTGCTTCCATGCACAAATACGGCACCATCAATCATACCACTCAAGATAGTTCCATGCTCAATGCGCTCAACCAATATGAGTGTAGACTTATGTCTGCTACCTGTCACAACAGATGAGATGATTGTATTCCGATTATCATTATGCACTATACACAAATCATATGCATCCATCCATGATACATCATACTCATCTGGGCTCATCACTGGATACATCACAACAATCGGTTTGGCAGACACACCAGCATCTATCAACTCCTCATTGGATATGTCAACAACAACTGGCCCAGTAGCTCCAATCAATCGCAAATCAGATAATGCATCATATCGCAATGGAGTCCCACTGAAGCCAAATCGATAGTACGCAGGAAGTCGCAACATTACGTCCAGACACGACGTCGCAGATACATGATGACACTCATCAAACACCACACAAGCCAGATCATCAAACTGGGACAAATCCCTGTTATGCAATGTCTGTATCATACCAACAGTTATGCGTTTTGGATCCCACTTACCATCACCCACTACTCCAGCAGACTCACCTGTGCGACACTCTATCCTGTCTACTGTTTGATACATTATGTCTTTTTTCGTAGTCAATATCAACACAGAACCAGATATGATTGATGCAATGCTGATAAACACTTCTGTCTTACCAGAATTTGTGGCCATCTTGGCTATGGCATTTCGTGCACACAACAACGATTTTGCTGCATTCACCTGGTAGTCTCTAAGAATTATCCCATTGAGTGTAACATTATCAATATCAGCGCTGTCAACAAAAGGCACATCAGAACCAACCCAAGTGTTATTCACACAAACATGGTCGTATTCATTCTTTCGTAGATGGTCTATAACAATATGCAACAAACCTGTGGGGAATTTGTTATGTTTGAACAGTCTTATATAGCCATCCCATCTGCCACTCTTGAATTTGGGCATATACATATAACCAGACGGTCTAGCCATAGTAGCAATGTTGATGATTGCAATTGCATCAAGTATTTCCTTGGCAGATGCATTTGTGATAGCAACTTTGGTATGTACCAATCCCACATCGAATGTTATCAACATATACCATACCAAACCTCTAGCCAATTGATGTTGTGTTGGACAACTTGCATTACCTCTCCAAATTCAACTGTTTGATCAACCAGCGGATGAATCTTAGAATACCATGCGTGACTCGTAGCACCAATGCCAATCCATTCAGCACCTCATCGAAATGATCAAGTAACCACGTCTGTTTCTGTTTTGCAGTTAATGTCGGCCACGTAGTTGCGGCTTGCTCAGTTAATGCCAGCGCTGTATCTGTATTGTCAAGTGCAGTGTTGAGTTTCTGCC